GAACCAAATAAAGTCTCTGGCTCTGCTTCTGCTGTCTGTATAATTTTTCCAATTCTATATAACTCAGAATAATCTCCTGTAGTTTTAGATATTTCTAATTGTCTAGTCAAATCTTTTTTTAAGTCTTCTGCACTAAAAGCAACTTCATCTAAAACATTTGCTAACTTTTCTTCATTAATATCACTTGGTTGTATTTTTTCAGAAGCTACATATTCTGCAACTGTCTTACCTTCCATACCTTTTTTTGGTTCTATATTTAACTTTTGTAATGTTTGACCTGCTCTACTTGAAGGTACTAAATATGACATTAACCACTTCTTCATATCGTTAATAGATTCTGACAATTCAACTATGGCTGTTTCAATTTGTTCTGGATTTTTTTGATTTAAAGCATTTAAAAAAGCGTTGTTTTTACTATCCATTTTTTCTGATGCCAATACTGCTGAAATTGCTAAAGCAGTATTTACTTCTTTTTGTTTTGTAATTCCATGAAAGTTCTCTATTTCTTGTGCTTTTTGTTCAATTAAACTTGTATTCTCTAATGAAATAATTTTCTTTGCTAAATCTGGTTCGTTTGGATCAAATAAAGCTAGAGCTTTTAAAAGTGTTTCCTTGTCTGTTTCTGAACTTAAACTAGTCCAACCTTTGTCTTTTAATGCTTTGGTAAGGTTTCTTAAATTAGTAACACTAGGTTCATCAACATATTTAAGAAGTACTGTTTGTGTTGGGTTTAAATCGGTTCTTCCTAAATCTTGTTTTGTGCCAACAGTTTTTGTTGAGTTCTTTTTAACAAAAGCTTGGTCTGTTGGTACGTTAATTTTTAAACCACCTGTATTGTCAGGACTAGCTTTTGCTGATCCTGTTTCTGCTGTAACTAAATCTTTAATTTTTTTATGAACAGTAACACCATGATTTCTTACTGCATTAACATCAATACCTTGATCTTCTAAAAGTTTTGTTAATCGTTCCTGTGTTATTTTTTGTTTTTCAGTAAGCTTAACTCTGTTTGCTCTTAATATATAAGCAACTTTATCTATATCAGAATTAAATTCTAATGTAGCAGAGCCATATCTAGGACTCATTTTTAAATAACCTTTAGGTAAAACAAATTCGCCTAAGTTAACTTCTCCTATATTAAATTTAGTTTTTGCTTTGTTATCTATTGATTCATCTAAATTTTTTACTTCTGGTTCTACTTGTCCTTTTTTAAAATTAACATTACTTACATCTATATCATCTGCATCTACATTTGCTTTTACTTCTGGGTTTTCATCAACAGCTTTTTTAAATATACTTAATGTTTCAAATATTTTATTTAGTTTTGGTTTGTCTTTTTTTGTTATAAGTTTATTTATTTCATCTGCATTTTTATCTGCAAACTTGTTCATATATTTTTCAAGTTGATTTAAAGTTCCTCTAAAAGTTGCACCAAAACCTGCACCCAAACCTATAGCTTGAAAGTACTCTTTTACACTAGGAAATTTCTTTTCATCTATTAGTTTTCTTATAGTAAGTTCTGTACCTGCTAAAGTACCACCAAAAAGACCTGATTGTCTTATACCTTTCCAACCTTTAGCTGTAGAACCAAAAGGTATAGCTTGCACTACAGCAGCAGCAAAAGCTTCTCCATAATTTATTTGACCACCAAAACCAACTTTAGCTTTATCACCTAATCTTGCTTTTTGTGCAGCAACATTTAGCTCCCAACCAACACCTGCATTAACTATTACATTTGTAGCAATACCCCAAGGACCCATACCTAATAATGGTGCAGTAGCAACATCAGTAGCCAAACCTCCACCAATCTCTAACCCAAGACCTTGTACCTGTCTGACCCAAGGTTTTAAATTATTTCTATCTGGGTTTTCCCACTCAATACCTTTCTCGTCATATTCAGCTATAACTTTGTTTAATCCATCTTGAAATTCTTCGCTGTCAACTACATTCAAGGGAATACCGTCATTTAAAAAATCCCAAAATCTAATTCCTGTATGTTTTTCAAATATGTTTTGTGCTTCTATTCTTTGTTTTGGCCTTTTCATATTACGCAAGATATATTCTTTGTACCCAATAAAGTTCAAAGCTCCGTCACTTATATGGCTATTTATTTGTTCTTTTGCTTTTTCAGTATTACTTTCAGCCTGTAAATATAAAGAAGTTAACTCCTGTGAAGGGTCAAACATATTTTCTTTATAGAAAGAAAAATTACCACCATCATCTGATTCATCATCATCATTGAACATGGTAAATTCATCATCTTTAAATAAAGAGTTATAAGTATCTTTCATACTTATATCTTGGTTCCAATCGAAATAACTATTTACTTGCGTATTATTTGCACCTGTAGTTTCTGGCTCATAAGCAACATTATTATCAAACTTGATAAACGTATTATCAAAAGGGTCAAGTGCTATTGGTTCTGGCACTTGAGTTGTGTTATCTTTTTTTTCTTCAGCCATGTTAAATAATTACTTTTGAACCTGTTGGGTCTATATTCCATAGAATATCAATTACTCGTTTCAATGTCTCTTCATTCTCCTTAATTGGTGCTTTTTCTAATAATTGTTCTTTAGTCGTTACACCTGCATCTTTCAATCCAACATACTGATAAGGTCTTAGCATTTCTGTGATTATATCTGTTGAATATACTCCGTAAGGATATTCTCTTACTCCTAATCTTGCTCTTGCTACTCGCATTAGAACTGATTGCATTACACCAAATATATCATCTTCACTACTTAATATTGCTTCAGTAAGTACCATTTGTGCTATTGCATATTTAGCTTCTATATTTTCTTTTGTGTTATTCATAACTAGATCGGTATATATTTCTTTTGCTTTGTCTACAACTTGTTTAGATGACTTGTCTGCATAAGCATGACTAAATCCATCTTTTTCAATCTTGGTTATAAAGTTTTTATCATTCTCTAAATTACTACCTCTACCACCACTACCGTAAGAAACAGCACCCTTGAACTGGTCAAACTTATCAAGAGTTAATTGTAAATTATTTTTTAATACACCACCTTTAGGTCTATTCATATCTTCTCCTCCTTCAGCAGGTACTTCAGAACCACCTTCCCCTGCTTGAATTTTATTAGATACTGGTATGACTCCACCATCTGTAGTGTTCATACTTACGTCATCTGTAAATAAGTTTTTAATCCAACCTTTAAATCCACCGTTTTTATTTTCATCACCTGTTTTATCTGGAATAATATCAATTCGTCTACCATCATCTACTCTATTAAAATTACCATCACTATCTTCTTCTATTCTGCCTTTTTCAAGTAGTTTATTAAATTCTTCTTGTGATACTTTTATTGGAGGTGCATCTTTTCCTTCCTCTTTAAGATCAATACCTAATTCTTCTTGTGCTTCAAACCACAAACCACTTTCTTTCAACTTATAAGTTTTATATGTTTCAGAATTTAATCGTAAAATGTCTTTTCTATAGTTTTTCATAGCTTCTTCTATGCCTTCTGCAAACTCTTCTGGGGTTTTAGCTTCTTTTGAAATTCTTATAATTTCTTTATTTAAAAATTGTGTTGCATCAGAAAAATAAAGTTCTACCCCAGCTCTTTTTCTCCAAGGGTTTACTTGATTAGTACCACCTAATAAATCTTTAGCATCATCTATTAATTCTTTTATTCTTGGTCTGTATATAGCTAATCTATCTTTACCTAAATGAGTTGTAATCATCTTTTTTAACTCGTTTAACTCTGTAGTATCTTCGTCTGTAATTGTTTTTCCAAGACTAGCTTCAAATTTTCTTAATTCATTTATCGCTTGCAACGGACTAGCAAAGTTTTTGTTTATTATTTTTGTAGCAAAGTCATCATAAAATTCATCACGAGATATATCTAAATCTTCTATAACATCTAAAAATACATCTGGGGTATCTTTAAAAATTACTGCTAATTTATTCAAAGCTTCTGTATTACGAACTGTCTCTCCACTTGCTCCATCTGTAGTAAATTCAAAATCTTCTAATGCTTTTTCAATTTGAGGTCTAATTATTTTATTTATTTTCTTTTCTTTAAAAGTATCGTAATTATTTTCAGCAGTAATCATACGAGACATCATCTTATTCCAATCTTCGCCAAGATATTTCATCAAGGTATCTTGAACTACTGTGCCATCTTCTAGTGTTATCTTTGGTCCTACTTTTACTTGACCAATAACATTTTTAAAATTTCTTACTGCAACAACTCCACTTTTGTTTTTCTTTAAATTAATATCAAATATTACTTCTGCTAAATGCAAAGCATTTTTTGTCATACCTGTAGGACTAACAGTAGATGTAGCTCCTAATGAATCTAAAAGTGTTACTTCTTCATTGATAGCTTTTATAGCTAAATTTAGTTTTGATTCAGGATTAGTAACATCTATATCATCTAATTTATTAAAATCTATTGTTGAAAAGTTTGCTAAAACTGTATCTGTAAAACTGCTGTTTTGTAAGTTAGAAATAAATTCTTGATTATTTTTTTCTTGATTAACGTATGCTTTTGAAACTGCTTTAGCTGCTTCTGGCATAAAATAATTATTAACAAATTCAGGTCTAATACCTTTTAAATCAGCCCTGTTTTCTGCATTAAAGTCATTAATAGAAGTTTTAAATTCATCTGAATTTACATCAAATTCTCTTAAAGGCACTTGTCTTACACTTCCATCATCACCTTCTACTTCTATTAATTTGTTGTTTAAATAATTAGTTAACTTACCTTCTTGTGATAAACCATGATTTATTGCTAATCGTTTTTCAATACCAGCTCTAACAAATAAATTTTTACTTAATACATTTTTTGCTACACCTTTATCTTGTGTTTTTAAGGCATCTGTAATTTCTTTAAGTCTTTCAGGATTAGCCATCAAAACTTCTAGTTCACCTTGCAATACCCCTTTTTGTTTTTCTTCTTCAATAACATTACCTAAATATCTTTGCAGGTCTGGATTATTATTTTTTAAAGCTCTTGCAACACCCATGATTCCTGTTTCTGGTAAAACCGATACAGGATTAAAATAAGTATTAACAGCTTGATCGTAGATGTTTGTAGCTGCTGTGCTTCTAAAACTGTCTGTCATAATTTACGAAATTGCTGTAGCTGAAGTAAAACTGTTAAGACCACCTACACCTATTTGTAACACCGTTTCAGCTAGTGTGGGTATCTGATTATATGCTTCATTTATATTACTTTGTATTTGATTTCTACGGTCCATAAATGTTGCTTCCGTTGCATCAATATTTCTTAGATATTGCCTTCTATAAGATTCCATAGTTTGATTTATTGATTCGTTAAAATTAGCTCCTTGTAATCCTTGATCTCTTAGCAGTAGTGCAACAGTAGTACCAGATTGTTCTGAAGCTCTTATAGATGACATAGCCTGTAAAGTTCTTATATTGTTAGCAAATTTATTTTGTGCTTCTGCTTTTTCTTTAGCTTCTTTTTGTTCAGCTAAAGCCATCTGTTGTTGTCTCTTATCATTCTCAGCATTTTTAAAAGCTATCTGTCCTTGTTGTGCTACTTGTTTAGCTTTTGATCTGGCAGCTAAATTACCAGCTACAGCATTAGCAGCAGTAAGACCCAAGCCAACATTGAACGCTAAAGCTGCTTTTGTACCTGCTCCAAAGATAAAAGCACCAACACACATTTAGGCTATCCTCAAAAATTCGTAAAAGGGTTTTTGTTCTTTACCAAACTCCTTGTGATAATTTACAAAAGTAAATCCAAGAGCTTTTAACCATTTTATAGCAGAACTGTTTTCTGCATATACATAATTATAAAGCATTTTATAAGACTCAAGTAGATTATCAACCCATACTTTGCCTTGTCTTATTAATTGTATTCTATATTTTTTATTAGAATATAAATCATCTGTAGCAACACACCATATACACCCATCTTTTATAACACCACATAATCCTATTGGTTGGTCATTATCATCAGCAATAGCCATATTTATTTCACTACCTAAAAAGGTATAACTCAAAGCTTCTTCTGGGTCTAAACCTGTTTGATATTTTGCTTCTATTTTATCCATAACTCTCATATTGCTTACCACATATTTAAAGTCTTTTAAAGTTGCTTTTCTTAAATATCCCATTTACATTCTTCTACCTTTCATGTGAAATATTCCTTCGTATTCTGCACTAGCAATTCGTGTTGGTAAGAATGTACTGTTCTTTATATCAATATCAACTCTATCTGATTTACTCATAACAGGTACTTTAAAAGTTCCTGTATCTAAATTTATCTGACCAATAACACTAGAGTTAGAACCTAGTAACCTACCACTAAATTTATGAATACTTGTATCTCTATTCTCAGGAGTTACTTCTACTTGAAAGAAAGATGAATCTTCATATTTGATATAGAAATGATGTATCTGTAATCTGCCACTTAACAGTTCACTTGCTCCTTGTTGTCCAGTTAATCTTTGTTTACTGAATCTATAGTGCATTTCAAAAGGTTCACCAATAATAAATTTACTATTTCTATAATCACCGTTAATAGTTATTGTGCTTGTACTGCCATCTGTAGCATTTGCAGTTTGTAAGACTTGTCCAGACTTCAATGTTTTTGTGTTGCCTTGTGTATCTACAAAAGTACTTGTTTCGCCAGATGCTAAATATCTACCTACTACTGTCATCTTTTTTCTTAGTCGATATGGCACAGTAAATGTAGTCACATCAGTACCAGAGTTATATGCAACAGATACACCTGTAGTTGCTTCAGTTACTTTATGGTCTAAATAAAATTCAAATTCAGAGTTAGGTTCTCTAAAATCTGTTTCAAATGGTATTTTTTCTAAAGTAACTTTATTATCTTCTTCTATTACTGCAAACAAATCAGTACCAATAAAATCAATATTTAAAAATTTTCTACTTGAATTTATTGTAAAAGTAAACCAAGCATTTAAAACTTTAGAAAAATTTTCACCATATAACCATCTGTTTAAATACAACTTATTAGGATTATCTGAACCTAACAAAACCAATACATCTTGGTTATTAGATACAGCCATTTTAAAAATATTACTTGGTATAAGTTTTGGTACATGAATTGTTGTGTTGGCAGCATCTTTAATTTGACTATCACCTTGAGTTATATATTCTCGAACACCAGCGAAAGAACCTTTTTTAGTAAGAAAATAAATTGAACTACCAGAACCAACAGGTGCAGCATCAGCACTACTTTCAAATTCTGTTGCTACAAGTACGTTAGCTGATTTTGGTGTTAGGTTATCGGCTGAACTTGTTAAAGTAAATTGTGTTTGTTCAGAAAATAAGATCAACCTTTCACCCATAGTTACTGCGTGTTTTAATATCGCAACTTTTGTATGTGAAGCAGCAACATCTATAGGTTCACTATCTAAAACAGATATAACTGTTTCTGGAAAAAAATTAAAAAACTTAGATACTTCAGAAAGAATTACATTATCACCTGCTAAAAAACCTAACCTGTTTCTAAAAAAGAAAACATTATTTATATTTCTACCAATAAAAGAAGGGTCAGGTGCAGACTCAAGATCACCAGCAGTACGCTCACCCCATTTAGGTAAGGTATAACTTGCTGTTGTACCACCAACAGTAACGCTATAAGTATCTCCATCTACTCTTGCAAATCTAAAATTACCATCTGCCTGACGTACTAAAACGTGTGGCATTTTATCGTAATCAAATTTAAAAGGTATGCCATCTTCAACAGTTTCTTCCCATTGACCTTCTTCAAAAGTACCACCATTATTAGTGACAAATTTTACATAGTAGTTATCAAAGTTTGTATCTTCATCACCTTTTACTTCTACTACATAACCATTAGGCGAAACTGTAGGCAGGTCAGTAAACCTTTGTACTGAGTCTTTTATTATTGTCATCTTTGTATCACCTTGAGTATCACTACCATCTATAGAAAAATTAGACCCATCATTTTTTTTGATATGTAGTACTGGTCCATTTCTTGCTATCGTAAAACCACTTAATCCAGAATCAAGACCAGACTTTATATCGGCAGCTACAGTATCAGTTGATAGCGGATTATCGCCAGAAGTATTATCTGTAACCGTAACTCCATCAACCGTAACTGTATAAGTCGTATTAGCTACAGCTTGATTTATAAATACAATAGCTTGCGTATCTGTGCCAGCAGACAAGGTAGAATCCATGGCTGTTATGATTCCTGTATTTACAACAAAAGTAAAGTCAGCAATAGTAACTGTTTTAATTACACTTCTAGGGTCTGAGGTATTAAGGTATGTCGTACCATCAGGTTTGTTTACAGTTTTTTCTGTGCCATCTAACTCAAAAACTTTAACATTACCATTACTAAATACTGCTACATACTGTTCAGTTGTATCTCTATTTATAGTTTGTATATGAACATTACCTAAAGGACTACTAGATAATGATGTCAAATAATTTAGTCCAGACCTTTTAGTAAGACCTAGAACTGGATTACTGTCTGCATTATCTTGTATGTCTGCGTGATCTGCCTGTTTTAAAGAGTCAGAAGATTGCGATACACCTCTTAATAAAGTAGGTATAGCTCTTGAAATTAGTGGCATAGCTATCTAATAAGTCCATTTGCAGGGCTGTAAGTGCCGAATACAGTTGTTAATGAAGGGTCTCCTCTCAACATATTGTGATCTCCATTAGCTAAATCTGTTTCTGTTAATGTTACTCTTGCTCTTATTTCATCTTCTTTTGTATATGTTCTTAATCCTTGATCGCTAACAAGTCTATCTACAAAAATTCTTGCAGCTCTTATATTAATATAACTTCTTGCTTGTTCTGGTATTTCATCAAAATCTCTAAAGTAAACAACAGTACAAATTAAATCTTCATCAAATTCAAAAGTATTTTTTAACCTGTCATATAATTTTAAACCTCTTTGTATTGGGTCTATATCTGGGTGTTGATGTATGTTTGCATCAACTCTTAAAACATCAGCAGGTAAAATAATTTGTTTAGAAGCATTTCGAGTAAGGGTAACATCTATCTCGGTGTTAAAACTCCAACCTTCAGCTTGTACCGATTTGTTTATTTCTACTAAAGTTGATTGAGCAATTTTTACATCTACAGGTAGTGAGCCTGTAAGTGTATTTACAGGTGCTTCTCCTATTGCAGCCAACATTATGTTGATTGCTTCAAGTTCTGTGGTCGCAGCTACAGCCATGATTTAATACTTTTTTATTTTAAGTGAATCCCTCCCACCTTTTTTCTTTTTCTTTTTTTTCTTTGTTGTTGAATGATACATGAGTATAAAAAAAAGGGTATCTAATAATAAGATACCCTAAAAATTGAAATTAAGAAGCAGATAGCTTAATAGTAGCTGCACATTCTGGTCTTAGGATTCCATGACCAAGAGCATACT